TAGTTACTATTAAGGATATCCTGAGGTAAATTACTACTGGTTTTAGGTACCTGTAGGTTACCATTACCAGTAATTTGCCTTAATATATCTCCTAATAGGTCGCTATTAGCTATTTCTGCCATTATTTCCCTATAAGTTTTAGTTACTGGTTGTAAGTGATTAGGATTAAACACAAAACAATCATGAACATGACTTAATTGGAAAGTACATCGTCGAACCATTTCCCTAGCTACGTAACCATCAATAGAATGGATGACATTAGGACAAAGAGATCGATAATTATCAGATTTAGTTTGGTGATACCACCTAAGCGGTATTTCCCCTAGTTCTGGATCTGCGTATGTGCCGTTAATGCCTTCTACAACAGGTATGTATACTGTATGACCATCAGGCATTATCCATGTATGGTTATCTGCTTCAGGATCCCAGCATTCATTAATAGCATCCATAACTGTTTCCGCTCCAGGAAGTAATCCTTGAATAACCTCATAAAATACTGATAATTCATTCTTTGAAAGTAAGGCTTTCGGCGTAGCCTTGGAATTATAGTAATGGGTCATTGCAACTTGTTTAGCTACCTTTCTGGGTACTGGCTTAGGTAATTGCATATTCATCAAATTAGCTATTTCTGTATAGACATCATTTCTAATATTTGGGTCTATCATATTAACTAATCTAGCTGTTTCTTTACATCCAGATACAGCAGCCATTACCTGCAAGCCTGAGGACGTCGCATCCACGCTCATTACATATCCTGAAGGCGTACCTTTAAGAGTATCTTTTAGAGCTCTAATCGCTTTACGTCCTAAGATAGGCTCCTTCCAGACTATGTCATTAAGGTTCTGTTTAGGTACCCAAGCCATACGTTCTGACCAAGTAAGATTACTTTTACCTGCATGGTTAGCTATAGCTATATATAAATTAGCTATATTATGCTTAGTAATTACCTCCTTTTTATGATGTGAAAGAAGAGATTTACCATATTCATTACTTTGAAGATTAAGATCGTAACCAGAGGAATAGCTCCTTCCCCTGGAATCGTATCTCCAAACGAAATGGAATGGGATCCCTAGATACTCATCGATAACTCTTAAGAATTTCTTCTTATTCATTACGCGATTCGTTTGTTTTTCAATGTTATAGGTATCACTATCTATTTCCCAAGGAATTGTTTGTAGCTTATTAATAACATCATAGGATAATGGTTCATCATGTTTAGTAAATCTACTACCTAGTACCAGATGTTTACTTTCCCATAACCATCCACCATTACGATTATTAGTCCACGGGACAGGCATTGATTTCATAGGAGGAAGATACTGTAGCTTAGCTAATTTTTGCTGAGTTTTCTTATCCAGCGTAAAATTAGGATGCACGTACCAGTCCTCATCTATTTCCTGCAAAGTGTATAAACCACTATTTTGACATTCTTTAACCAATAAAATGCCCCATTCAAATGCTTCTGCAGAGTCTTCAATACCTGCAATATGTCCTAATTGGGTAGCAATAGCTTGAATGGGTCTAGCAATTTTATCTTTAAGGATAATTGAAAAGAATTTAATAAATATTTCTTTATTAGATACTGTGCCCCTATTAAGATCTGTTATAGCTTCTAGCATACCTAGTTCCATTGAAAACGGAAATGCTCCTTGTATAGCTTCCAATACAATTTCATCTGTAATTCTTGTAGACCATGAGGTTTCTAAAGCATATTGCTCTATAGCTGTATTCATAATGCCTCCTAAGGATAATGAATAAGAAACGCCCCTAAGACCTGAGTCCTAGAGGCGTTGTTTTTAGTGACCTATTAGGCGTAGCCGATTTATACGTTCATCGGTTTAGTAAAGGGTAACTGATCTAGCTCTATCTTCTTAATATTAAACTTATAATGTTCATCACATTGATTACATTTAAAGAAATGAATATTATCTAAATAGCCTGTAGGATAAACATCTCCTTCATGGCATGTTGGACAGTAACCATCTTCTGATGTAATCATAAAGTATAAAAGGACAATAATCTTAAGACTTAACCGCCTCCACTTTTAGCTTCGCAGGCCATAAACCCTTTACTTCCAGAGTGTCAGTTTTACAGGGTACGGAGCGACCGCAGCTCCCAACTCCTACGGGTTAAGCTTCTAAGGCTCCTCGTTAAGATCATTGTCCCCTTTTTTTAAAGATTCGGTCGATGGTTGAGGAGTTGCGGGAACCTTCCCCATCACAGAGGGGCAAGAGCCTCTGCAGCCCGCGTCTAAACCGAACCTTGAGTTATTTTAACCAGGCAACTATAACATGTCCGCCTATATAAATAATAGAAGAACAAATAACTACCCAACCAAATCCATCTAAATATTTTTCTAGGATTTCCATTATCTTAATGCCTCATCTAATTCTTCCTGTTTTTTAGATAACATCCATGTTTGATTTTCATAAGCGTCTTCTAACTCTAGGATTTTTTGTCTTAAAGTAAAGATTTCTGCTTTCTTATCGTGAAGTGCATCTTCAAGTTTTTTTATTTTATATGCTGGTGCATCAATTAATGAATTTAATCCATCTTTATTGCTTGGTAATAATTCTTTAACAATTGGTACCATTCTTACTACTTTTTCTATAGTGTGTAGTGATGGTATTTTCATTTGTTTCCTCCCTGTAAAGCTATTCCAGGAAGTTCTTTGTCTAACGGTACAGCATATTTAACGTGAACAAATCCCCCTTGCATAGACGAAATTGTATATACAAATGGGCATTTCTTTAACCAATCTAAAAAGATTTCAAGATTACTAACTTGAATTGTTATAGTCATTGTGCCTCCTTTGTGAATAATTATCGGCGTTAGTAGCTTCCTTTTCAGGAACTATCATGATTTCTTCTGGATCCTCTCCTATTTTTTCGATGAATTCCCTAGCTTCGTGTTTTGAATTAAATACTACAGTCTTTCCTTTCTCATCTCCCATTACTGCTAGGGCATAATTAATTGGGATATTTTGAACTAGAACCCATTTCATATTATCTCCTTGTTTCATGTGAAACATTTCGTATACGTTTAACTCCTATTATTCTTACGCATCCAAAACTTGTTTTATTGTATGTACCTATAGCCGTAGCACGTTTTTGTTCCTCAACACAGACTTCCTTTTTAGTATAGGTGCCTAGGATATCTACGTTAGACACTTGATACGGCTGGCTAAATATTATCATTAGTAGTACCCACATTTTTAGCCCTCCTATTACCAGAATATTAAATAAGTAAGGCCGCAAAGCGCAAAGATATCTGCGCTTATTGACCATATTATGTATAATTTAAACGCTATCCTTTTCATGGTTATCTTTCATTATCAACCGATTCCACGGGATATCTTTTACTTTAGCATCTTTTGATTCTTGTTCTTCTTCTGCTTGTTTATCTATCCATTCATGGTAGTCATCATCCATTTCAGCCATAATAACACGATCTTCGATACAATGACGGTACATCATTCTATCTGTTAGTTCTGAAATACACTCAAGCAAGAACTTTCTAGTATAAGTATCAGTATAATTTATAGATTTATATCTATACCTAGAGTACTCTTCAATTATTTGGGTTAACAAAAGGTCTATTCGAGTAGTCATAGTGCCTCCTTATAAGATTATACCTTCTGGTGGTTTTGCTCCTGGCTTAAATACAATTTGATTCTTTTCTACGTCATCTCTTTTAATCAGGATGTAATTATTATTTAATTCTTTAATAAATATATCTTTATCTTCTTGCATAGACGTTCCTGGTATTCTTTTAGTGTGTTGCCATTTTTCAACTCTTTCTATCACTATTTTCCAGTTCTCCATCTTATGTCTCCCTAAAAGTTGGGACGCGATTTCTTTTCCTGCATTGTACAAGTATTACTATACTCTGTATTAGTACCAATAATTGCTTTTCTTCTAGCTGATTCGCTATTCATAGCTTTAACCTCATCTACTTTTTTAAAGAAGGGTTGAGTAGGTAAAATTTCATACACTGTATATTTGTACATAGGTCCTCCGCCTTTAAAGTTTAAAGTCACTATCTTATGCTTGCTCTTAATTACACGGTTTACCGTGTAATAAGAGGGTTTTTAACAATTGTTGTAAAGATCGCATAACTTTCCGTAAGGATAGTTGTTAGCGATTTCCCATGCGTTAACATAGTGAGCTAACGCAAAGAGACCAACAACTGCACAAACGAATATTGTGATACTGCCAAGTATCGTAATTGTTTCAACATATTTACAATAGCTGGTGTATCTTTCTTGTTTAGATTTCTTCATTGATATCCTCCCATGCGAATTTAATAGCATAAATGATTGCACCTACAGGCAGTATGACAAAGAACAGCAAATCAAGGAGATGAATAAAGGTCATCATTACATCTCCCCCCAGCCAGCTGATGCTAACCACGCGTTATCAGCGTCTGCATTAGCTTGGTGTCGTTCTATTTCTGCCATAGCCTCTTGGTTGTTCAAACAAGAATCACACGTTACTCTCATACCGTGATGATTGGTTTCACCACACTTCATTTGGATAACTTTAGTATCGTAACGACCTCTTGGAACCACGACGTCTACAGGTTTACAGGACATAATGTACCTCCTAAGTTTTAGTTAAGGCAATAAAGCCTACCGCCTTTGATAATGGAGAACGGTCTCCCTTTTACCTCTTGGGCTAGCCATCGGATTCGGGCTAGCTTGCATCACGCAATCGGTGAGCCCCATAGTTACAGCATACGTGACCACTGTAACGCTTTAACTGAGGCTAAATCTAATGCTTATGCATCCCATACCTCCATAAGTTTATAGTTTATAGGATAAAGGTGAGCAGTTTATACTCATACTCAGGAGTTTACGAAAGCTGGTATTAGAAGAGAGCTATTAACTCATCAGCAGAGATCGCTTTCTTGATCTCTTCGTTCCGTGCAGATTCAAGGATACCCTCGATGTCTGATTCATCCAGAACGATTGAAGCATCACCTGCAGTAACAAACCCGCAGAATTTAACTTCGGTATCAGTCTTATACATAACCTTAAGACTTTTACCTTCGGTCTCTTCCAAGGACATTGCCTCGTTAGCGAAGAGTGCTACTACCTTAGCAACAGTTATTGCACTAAGGTATTGAGCGGGTTCGTAATACCGCTCGGAGTTGCCCAGAGTAAATCTAAGCTTAGGAGCTTTAGACTTGTCTGGTGTTACTTTAGGAGCTTGCTTGTTAGCGTTTACGCTCATGTTACTGCCTCCTATAGAAGAGGATTTATGTTTGCATCTCAAGTGCCATACGGTTTTCACTGAGACGCAGTTGAAGTGGTTTTTGAACCACCTATTAGCCGTAGGCTAATTTAGGACTCTCTTGGCACTCTCTTACTGTGTAATTATCTTATGTGTATTTTTAGATTAGGTTTTGAATTAGATTAGATTGGTTAGGTTGGCTGGAGGACGGTGTTTTGTCCTCCAGTTGGGGTGAGTTTACTGGGAGAGGATGTTGGAGCGGATAGAGCGAGCGATGTCGGGATCGATACCGCAGTTGGTAATCAGGTCTTCGTTTGCCTTGTGGCGTACGAGTGCCTGTTCCACACGTGCGTCTACAATGGAGTCTGTGCCCATTGAGAACAGGTGGAAGGTGCCGTCGAGGACTACTTTTGTAGTATCGAGGGCTCGATCAACAGAGTGATCTAGGGTTTCTAAGGATTTGATAGCCATTAGTATGTCTCCTTAAGGTTTAATGTTACCTACTACCCGTAGGGTAGAGGTTCTGTGTAAAGATCGTTTTTGTTTAAGGGGCGGGGGTGCATCCCGCCCACTTGAACTCAGCTAGTTAGTACTGCACTTTTACCTAGAATGAAAAAATTGCTAATGGCGTTGGACCATCTTTTTAATTAAGCCCACTGTTGGGCTTATTTATATAAATAATAAAAGGAACGGTGGTAAGTAAAAATAAATACCAAACGCCATTTAGTAATTATAAGTCTTTATTAATCAATAGGTAATAATAAAACCCCAGCTCATATTTTTTGTCATGAGCTGGGATGATTGGGATGGTATAAAAAATAAAAGGGGTTAATGCGGCGTTTTTAAAAACGCTAGATTAAAGTCTTTATTAATCAATAACTTATAATAAAAGGCCTTCACTTCACTGGGCCCTCAAGTGTAGTGAAGTTAAGATAATAAAAGTGCCATTTACTGTATGGCTTTAATGGTTCACCATTAATTAATGGTTAGGTGCCCTTTTATTATAATATTATAATAACTAAGGACGCAGGCGAGGGAAGGGGCGTAGCCCCGTACCGAAGTCCTGCGGACGCTTCTTATTCTTAGAAGGGAAGTAGGCCTTTATATATAATAGGATACAGAAAGTTTAATCGTGTATACGTGATTTAACTACCTAGTTAAATCGTGTATATGACATTAAACTAAAGTTAAGTGTTGCTATTTGTTATTTTTTAGTTAATATGGGAATAATAAAAAATTGGAGGACTAAATGGATAAAAATAGAGAGAGGGATGAAGCGCGGAATTTTAGTCGGAGGACTAGCAACGGATTTAAGCAGCCTGGTATACAAAGCTTTTTCGGTCCTTTAATAGGATACGAAGTAATGACTGATAATACTGTAAATTCCTTACTTCAGATCTTTAATGACCTCCCGCCTGATCACCCAGATGAAGGAGATGAACTAGCAGGACAAATTGAACACCAGCCTAGGATGCCTTTTGAAGCTGTTGAAATAATCACTAAGGAACTAGGCGGTTTTATCCATCAATTTATCCAAACACAAGGACTCTTTAAAAAGTCTAGTGTTAAAACCGCTTGGTATGTTTGTCAACAAGCAGGTGAGTATAATCCGGTACATCTACACGATAATGAATCTATAGCTTCCTGTATTGGATATTTAGCTGTACCAGAAGACTTGGAAGAAATATGGCGGAAATCCAGGGAAACTTGGCAGGCCAGAACAAACGATGGAGTTGTTCAGTTTTTATATGGGGGTATGGGTACCCCAGAAAGAGGATCTCAAATCTTCTGGCCGCAAGTAGGAGAATTTTATATATTCCCTGCTTTCTTAATGCATACAGTCTATCCATTTAAATGTGAAGGCTCAAGAATATCATTCAGTATGAATATTGAATCACCTGTTCATGTTCCAAGGAAACTATAATTGCGGTAACCTCTTGTTATATAAAAGAGAAAGCCCGAACACCATACAGAGAGTATATGATGAACGGGCTTTTCCCTTCTCAAGGAGGAGAGACTAAACAATGAAAGCATATACTAAAAAAGGAGTGAGAGTCAATGTTTAATAAATTTCAACTGGGTACCCAGCCTGCGAATTTTTTAGCTAAAACCAAGTTAAACAGTGCTGCCGCATTGGTGCTACTTAAAATGATGTATCATATCAATAGAGTAAATATGGTGATTGGAACTCCAAAAAGTATATCTGAGACGGCGGGAATGACGCTTGGGGATTTTTCTGTAGGAATTCGATCTTTAAAGAAATGTGATTTAGTTAGAAAATATACTAAGAAAGAATATATGCTTAACCCTGATGTTATGTTTAATGGAAATGATAAACAATACTTTATAGTTAAGCATATGTGGGATACCCAAACTAGTCGAGGGCTTAGAACATGAGTAAGTATATTAATACCGATATTGCGATCAATAATAAGTTATCGCGTACAGCCCATGCATTGGTGCTTCCGCTTATGTTGTTATCTAATCAAAATAACGAAATAAATAAAATTGACTTTACTAAAATGGTAGGTTGGATAACTGATTACCGTACCTGGGATAAATATTGGAAGGAACTAGTAAGTAAGGGAGTTTTAGTTCGTTTAGGTAAGGATAAATGGATGGTATCCCCGCATGAGTGCTACACTGACGGAACGTCCCATACTATATTAATCAATAAATGGAATGAGGCTCGGAATGCAATTAACTAATTTAAAGGACACTGAAACTGATTTAGAAACAACAGATCATTTAACTAAAGAAATGCTTCTTGGCGCCGTGCCTGACAAACGGTTCCGAAGGCATGTCACCGACGAGGTTGTTGCTGTTATTAATTCAGAGCCTGATTCTGAATTAAGAAGAGTATTCAGAGATAACGCGTTAACGTATTCTTCTGTGTTATCTACTGGAAAACATTCTTTATCGGCTTATGTAAATGCTGTAAAATTTGTATCTCTTAGATTGATAGGAGATAAGGCCTCTACTGCATATAGTAAGGTGTTCCCAGATCGTTATCAGAATTTAATAAATAAAAATGCTTCTGCTTCATATATAGCTAGTTTTGCTGATAATTATGGTAAAACCGGGCTTATAACCAAAATTATGGAGCAGACTATGGTGCCTACGCATATATTGAATGCAGGCGTCTACCAGGAAGCTATCAATACACAAGCGGAATTAATGCGTACAGCTAAATCAGAATTAGTGAGACAAAAAGCGGCTGAGAGTTTGATGAGCAATTTAACAGCTCCAACCGCTGCTAAATTAGAAATTGACATTGGTTACAGTAATGACGTAGTTGATGACCTCCGCGCGACTACTAAAGCACTTGCTCAACAGCAATTAAAAATGATACTAAATGGCCACTCCAGTGCAAAAGAAGTAGCGCATAGCGAAATTATTGCTAAACCCGTAGAAACAACATACGAGGTAATCGAAAGTGCCGATTAAGAAATCAGTAGATGAATGGCTTAATGATATCAACTACGACGATGATCCTACATATGTTCCAAGTGAATTTGCCCTGGAATTTGTATCATTCGTTAAATTAGTTAACGGCGAAAAAGGAGAAGAGAACAAGACGCCGGTAATCCATTACCAAATGTTGGATAAAATAGCAGGTAAGAATCAGAACACCGCTAATATGTGCGCGCGGGGATTGGCTAAAACTACTATTTTTGCTGAGTACTTATTCCTGTATCTAGCTGTTTATGGGGCGATTCCGGGATTTGGAACAGTGGACTACGCTTTATATCTTTCAGATAGTATTGAAAACGGCGTAAAGAAAATGAGGCTTCGTATAGAAAGACGTTGTGACAATAGTGAGTTTTTAAAAAAATACATTAAGGAAACTAGATTCACTGATATCAGATGGTATTTTAAAAATGCCGAAGGTAAGGAATTTGTTGTTACTGGTCATGGTGCGAAGACTGGCGTTCGTGGTACAGTTGAATTAAATACGAGACCGCACCTTGCTGTACTCGATGATTTACTAGGTGATGAAGATGCCAGGTCTGCTACGATTATTGAGAATGTGGAAAATACTGTCTATTCGGCAATTGATTATGCATTACATCCCAATAAGAGGAAAGTTATTTGGTCTGGAACTCCGTTTAATGCTAAAGACCCTTTATACAAAGCGATTGAGTCAGGCGTTTGGTATGTTAACGTATACCCGGTTTGTGAAGTGTTCCCGTGCTCGCGTGAAGAGTTTAAAGGCGCTTGGGAGGATCGATTTAGTTATGACTACGTAAATAATCAATACCTTAAAGCAAAAGGCGCTGGCCAATTAGATTCATTCAATCAGGAGTTAATGCTACGAATTACTTCAGAAGAAGATAGGTTAATTTTGGATTCAGATATCGTATGGTATAAGAGAAGTACGTTGCTTAAAAATAAAGGAGCCTATAATTTTTATATTACGACAGATTTTGCTACGTCTGATCGAGAACACGCCGATTTTAGTGTAATCAATGTCTGGGCGCTTAATAATAATGGAGACTGGCTTTGGGTGGATGGATTTTGTAAACGTGCGCTCATGAATCATACAATAGATCAACTGTTTAGATTGGTTCAAGAATGGCGCCCACAAGAAGTAGGTATTGAAATTACTGGACAACAAGGAGGTTTTATTAGTTGGATCCAAAATGAGATGGGACAACGGAATAATTATTTTACATTGTCTAAAGGAAAAAATAGCAATACAATAGGAATTAGGCCAACTAAAGATAAGATGAGCAGATTTCAACAGAATGCTGTTCCCTTATTTAAATCTAAAAAAATTTGGTTGCCGGAAGAATTAAAAGATAGTGAGGAACTTGTAGAGTTGCTTTTTGAGTTATCTTTAGCTACTCTAAAGGGGTTTAAAAGTAAACATGATGATCACATAGACACGATCACTATGTTAGCAGAATTAAATGCATGGAAACCGAGCGAAGTGTCTATACAAGAAGATGATGAAGAAGAATTAAGAGAATCAATTATGTGGGGTGATGATGGGAGTACCAAGAAAGCAGGAGATAGTTCCTACTTTGTTTAATACAATAAAAACCTACCTCCCCCGTTCGCGGGGTGCTGTGTGCCTCCAGGATGGGCAGAGGTTCGGCGCCTCTGCCTGTCCGCCCTTCTATAGAGGATGATATGAAAGTTTCCGAATATATTGATTATTTAATTACAGGAGAATGCAGTAAGCTTGCTATCGCGTCTGTTGGCGACATGTCCGCTAATCCAAGCCCAGCGCCTACTGCAGTACAACTAGTTAATCAAAATAAATTTATTAATTATATAAATTTAGCTAATTTAGCTTTGCATAAACGATTTCATTTATTACTAAAAACATATGAAATGGATAATCCATTAAATGGAGAAGAATTTGCCTTACCCTCGGATTTTCTTGTTCCTATCCATGCATATTACTCTTCAGATTATGAAGAAGTATCTATTAAGGATGATTCGGTAAAATTAGTAAGTGATATTGATGAACATGTGTCAATTATTATAAATGAACCATTTAAAGCAGTTATTAAGGGTACAGATAGTAAAGATCCTAAACGTGCTCAAATTCTTTTAAAATACGCAGCAGCTCCCAAAAAAGCTAAAGCAACCTATACAGATTTAAAAATTAATGAAGTATATACAGAAGCTTTACTTAATTATTCCGGGTACAAAGCACATAGTGCTATTAGTGGGGATATGAAGGATGAAAATAATACTTATTATCTTCGTTACGAAGCTAGTTGCAAACAACTTATTAATTCTGGTATGTGGGGAAATAACGAAATTGAAGTTAATACTAAATTAAATGATAATGGGTTCGTATAATTAATTTGACTTTTTGAAATATTATCGTATCCTGTATTAGCAAACATTGCCAATGCTGAGAAAAACCTCCCTAAGGAGTTAACAATGGCATACTATGATACGATTAATCTCGTGGCTGGAGATACGAAGCCAGAGATAAACCTAACATTAAAAGATTCCAATTCTGCCGCAAGTGGTCTTACTCTAGACCCTGATGACTCATCTACCTGGGCTGTAGTCGATATCACCAATCCTACTGTTAAAGTAAAATTCCGTGCCCTAGGGACCTCAACTATTTTAGATACAATGACGTGTGTAAAGGTTGTTCCATATACAGATGGAGCTTGCTATATGCCGTGGGGCGCTACTACTTTGGATGTTAGTGCTGGTACTTACGAAGGTGAAATTGAGTTAACTTATTCTAACGGAGCTATTTGGACTATATTTGATAGACTTAAATTTAAAGTAAGGGATGACTTTTAATGCCAGGAGCTGCAGAAGTTACATATACCAATATTGGTACCGAGGTTTTACTAGATTATGATAGTAAAAACCAAAAATTTGATACAGATACAGTAACCGTTCCAGATTCACCAGCTTTAGCGTACACGCTTAATATTATTAATACTATTTACGCTTCTGATTTAAGATGGCCTTACTATAGTGGTTGTTTAAATGGTGCACCAATTAATATACACGCACTCTTACTGGACGGATCTTTACAACCTAAAACACACGAAGATGTCACTATTACAGTGAATTAATATGGAGATCACTATGAGTTTTCGAGATACAGTTGCTCTAAAGGGCAAATTAACTATTACTCTTAATGGAACAATTGTACAAGAAATTAAAAATCTTGTTGTTACTGCTGGTAAAGGCTGGATAGCTGATAGAATGCAGGGTGTTACTGAAGGTGTAATGAGCCATATGGCTGTTGGTACTGGTGCTATCGCTGCTGCTGTTGGGGATACAGCTCTAGGTACAGAAGTGGCCAGAGCTGCTTTAGGTACTTCTGGAGGTGTTGTTGCCGGAACTGTTATTACATTTGAAACTACTTATGCTGCAGGAGTGGCAACAGCTGCACTAACAGAAGCAGGTATTTTTAATGACCCTACAACTGGAACGATGTTAGCCAGAACTGTTTTTGCTACAGTCAACAAAGGTGCCTCTGATTCTATGACAATCAGCTGGGACGTGACTATTTCATAGGAGAGTATCAATGGGAGTTAAATATTCTAATAACGCAACTACTACGTTGCCAGCTCCAATAACCGATTCAGCTACGTCGATTACTGTAACCAGTACAGCTACGTTTCCTACTGTAACAGGCGGGGATTACGCTTATGTAACTTTAGCTAGTTCTACTGCTACTGAAGTTGTTAGATGTACTGATATAACAGGAAACGTTCTTACCGTTACTCGTGCACAAGAAGGTACTGCAGCATCTGCTTTTACTACTGATGATCGTGTTGAAGTTCGAGTAACTACTGCGATGTTAACGGATGCATTAGCAGAAACTGTTGCTAACGCAGCCAGCAGTGCAGCTGCCGCTGCTACATCAGAAACTAATGCTGCTACTAGTTATGACGATTTCGATGATCGCTGGCTCGGAAATAAGGCTTCGGACCCGACTTTAGATAATGATTCAGCAGCTTTGATTGATGGAGCAGCCTATTTCAATACAACAAATAATGTATTAATGGTCTACGATCTTGGTAATACTTCTTGGTTAAGGACTACACCGACAACTTCAGATCAGACAAATATTAATTTAGTACAGGCGAATCAAACTAATATTGATACCTGTGCAACAGATATGGCTAAGATTATTAAAACAGCCGATGATCTGAATGAAGCAATATCAGAAATTGAAACTGTTGCAAATGACTTAAATGAAGCCTCTAGTGAAATAGATACAGTTGCTAATTCAATTGCAAATGTAGATATTGTTGGAACTAACATTGCTAACGTTAATATAGTAGGACCTATTTCAGCTAATGTTACAACAGTAGCAGCTATAAGTACTGATGTTACTGCGGTAGCAGATAGCACGGCTGCCGGTCATATAGCTACGGTATCTACAAATATAACTGACGTAGATTCTTTTGCTAATAGATACCGTATTTCTTCGTCTGAGCCTGTTTCTGATAATGACGCTGGTGACTTACATTTCAATACAACTACAAATGAATTAAGAAGTTTCGGTACTGTATGGCAAGCAACGGCACCAAGCGCAGCTAATCAATTAAATATTAATGTTGTTGCAGGAGATATTGTTCATAATGAAGATTTAGGATTAATTACTGAAGCTCTTGATTCTACCGGAGATGCTGGGGATATAGCTGTAGTTGCAGATAACATAACTGAAATTCAAAATTTGGTAACTGATATTGCTCATGTAACTACTGTTGGCGGCAGTATTACAAACGTTAATACGGTAGCTGGATCAATAGCTAATGTTAATACAGTAGCTGCTGATGGAACTGACATTGGAGTAGTTGCTGGTAAAGAAACGGAAATAGGAAGACTTGGAACCGCTGACGCTGTAGCGGACATGGTGATATTAGGTACCACTGACGTAGTTAATGATATGAACGTTTTGGGAACTTCTGGGAACGTAACCAACATGAATACGTTATCAGGAATTAGTGGTGATATTACAACTGTTTCTGGTATCAATGCAGATGTTACTGCAGTTGCCGCAGATGCAACCGATATTGGAGCCGTAGCAGCTAAAGCTACTGAAATTGGAAGATTAGGAACTGCAGACGCAGTTGCTGATTTAGCGATTTTGGGTACGGCTGATATAGTTACCGATATGAATGTTTTAGGCACAGCAGCGAATGTCACGGCAATGGATACTTTAGGTACAGCTGGTAACGTAACAAATATGGCTACAGTAGCTGCTGATATTGCAGATATTAATACGGTTGCTGGAATTTCATCTGGAGTTAACTTCTTTACCGATAGGTATCGAGTTGGTGCAACTGATCCGGTTTCAAGTAATGATGCAGGAGACTTGTTTTTTAATACAACATCGAATGAACTACGTTCTTATGGTACAGCTTGGCAAGCAACTGCTCCAGATGCTGTCAATCAAAATAATATTAATATTGTAGCTGGGGAGCTTTTATATCATGAGGATTTAGGTCTAATAACCGAGGCTGTACTTACGGCTTCAGCAACAGGTGATGTTGCTACAGTTGCCGCTTCTATTGATGCGGTTGATCGTTTAGGAACTGTGGATGCAGTAGCAGATATGGCGATTCTAGCGACACCCGATATTGTGGCAGATATGGCAATTTTAGGGACAACTGATGTAGTTGCTGATTTAAATACGCTCGGTACAGCAGACGTAGTTAATGACTTAAATGTTTTAGGTACCGCAGATGTAGTAACTGACATGAACGTTCTTGGTACAGCGGCAAATGTTACTGCTATGGCAAACTGTTCAGCTAACGTAACAGATATTAATCGTTATTCAGATGAATATGTGATTTCATCTTCACAACCAGGATCACCAAGTGAAGGGGATTTATGGTATGACGAAACTGCACATATTTTAAAATTTTATAATGGTTCAATCTTTGCTGCAATTGCGGCAGGAATAGCAGATGTTCAATCAGATGCTGCGCCTACTTTGGGCGGTAATCTTGATGCGGACGATAATAACATTACTAATTTAGGTACACTTAGTGGTACTAACTTACAAATTGATTTTGGAGGTCTTACCTAATGGCTAAGAAATTACAGTTAAGAGGTGGCACGACCTCTGAACACGCTTCATTTACTGGTGCGCTAAGAGAAGTAACGGTAGATACAGATAAAGATACATTAGTTGTACATGATGGAAGTACAGCAGGAGGGCATACTTTAACAGCATCTGATGATTATTCTGAAACTATTGCTACTCCAACAGCTGCGCAAACAGATTTTCCTCACGTATATGTAGCAGGACGGTTACATGTATTTTTAAATGGTGTAAAATTATTAAACGGAGTGGGAAATGATTTTGTAGCTACTAATGGTACTATGGTAGTACTTGCAGCAGGAGCTACCACTGCCGATAAGATTGAATTTATAAATTTCTAAAAGGATAAGATAATGAGCAAAGCTAGAGAACTCGCAAACTTACTAGAAGCAGACGGGGATGTTATCTCAGCTGGCTTAGATAACGTACCTGCAAGTGATTGGGATACTCTTTTAAATGTACCGGCCTGGGCCAATACAGATACAAGAGACGCCAGTAATATTAATGCCGGAACGCTACCTAACGCACGAATTGTAGATCTCCCGAATGCTCAAGTTGCTGGTTTAGCAGCTTCTGCTACTACAGATACTACTTCAGCTTCAAATATTGGTAGTGGTACTTTACCTAATGCTCGAATAGTTGATCTTCCAAATGCTCAGGTTGCAGGACTTGCAACTAGTGCAACTACGGATACTACTAATGCATCTAATATTGGTTCAGGTACATTAGCTGTAGCTAGAATGGGTAGTGGTACTGGTGGTTCAGGAAATTATCTTCGAGGAGACGGATCTTGGACAACTAACTGTACAAATCATGGCAATTGTTCTAATTGTTCAGGAACAAGTACTCATACTAATTGTACTAACTGTTCTGGAACGTATACTGGGGCTAATTGTACTGGAACAATTACAGGTGGTGGCGGTTCTGCGAATAGTCAAGGCGGTCAAATGGGAACTTCTGGCACTACTATAACCCTAACTCCCTGGGCTTGTGATTGTGCCTGTAACTGTTAAATTGGAGAATATTGAAAATGGCTAAAACAATGTACGACAGTCTTTCTATGGGAGTTCATTTAGAACTACTTATATTTGACGATAATGTTTGTCTTAAAGCATGGGTCCCAATAACTGAAGAAGCTTATGATGAGGATTCGGAAGTTCAAGCAACGCCAGCTAGAAGTCTTACTTTTGGAAGTGGGCATCCTGAATATATGAGTTTTATTAAAGAAGCTACTGGTGTTTATCATAAGTATCTTCCTAATGGTAATATTTATGGACAAAAGATAAAAGGCGAAGAGTTTATTCCTAATATTCCTGCTAGCATTAGAGGAGATTATGATCATTTAACCGGAACATTTTGGCAAAACAGATCTTATGCAGTAATTGATCCTACTGATCCTTCTGTTAATACAGGAGAACAATCTGATGTAGCTTGTTGGGGTGTAGGAGTTGGATCTGATGAAGCATTAAAACCATTTTTTAATACTCTTAGTGATACAGCCGTTACTAAAGCCCATCCGCTTAGATCTTTAAGACATAGTGGTTCTCCTGCTTCATTAATGTTATATCAGCCATTTCAAGCAGATAAATTTACTGATTGTTCCGTAACATTTAAATATAATAAAGGAAGTGGTTTTAGTACAAACGTAGATGGCTGGACTGCTGGTAGTGGATATGATTATTTAGGGGAAATGGCAACTGCTTTTCCAACATTTACTATAACTAGTGGTGGCACAACTATAGATGCGGATGCAACTGATACAGTAGACTTTAAAATGGTTGATGCAGATGGAGCTCTCATAGAAAAAGATACTACTGTATATCTAGAATCTACAGGAGGATATCTTCCTAAAAGTAGAGTCGATGTTGTAGATGGTTTAGGATCATTTAAAGTAACTGCATTAGGTTTAGCAGCAGCTGAAACTTTTAAAGTCAAGCTAGGCTTTAGAAACTATACAGGTGTAAAGGATGTCAACTACACCGTTGAATGATCAAAAACCAGAACATATAACATATTATGAAAATCTAAAGGGTGAACCAGAAGATACAACGGAGCACCCTTTAGATAAGTTTACAAAGATTGATCAGAAGTTCACTACTCCGTTTCTCGAAAGTGAAACAAAACTTCCGCAAAAAATGCGTGAGGACTTAATTAAAGTTCTCGAGATAAAAGAAACTGCTCTGTCTGCGCTTAAAGAAAGCGAACCTGAATTTTATGGTATGGCCGAAGCCAAAGGTTTCTACGCAACTACACATTATAATTTATTTGATAATCCTTCCGAATACCCTTTCGCAGAAAAATCTATTCTAGATTTTGAGCAAATTGCATGTCAGATGATTCGTTACTTTATCCGTAAAGGATGGGGCGTTCGTCAGGCTGATAAACTTAGAATTGAAGGTAGATGTTTTGGGAATGTCCAACAACCAGGAGCGAGAACTTACCCTCATTACCATCAAGACACGAATGGTGTCTTAGTTCATTATCTTACTGTAGGTGATGAAAATTTAATGGAAGGGACATATGACTCTCCTCGACATGGTTCTCACAAAGTATTATTTGTTGATCCACGCCCTGCTATTAATTACCCTTACTGGGAAAAAGTCTATACAGTATCTCCAAGAGTAGGCCTTACTATTATTCATCCTAACTATTTATGGCATGAAACCAACCCTTGGTTAGGTAAAGGAGTACGAGTGTGTATTGTTGTAAACTTTAGAATTATGTCACACGGGTATAATGAACTTAGCAAACCATTTAGATGGTAATGCATGCCACAGTTTAAAAGGGCACATCTTTCATTTGAAGAAATCATAGGAATTTATAATGGTGATGAAACTTCCCTTATGGATTTTATTTTGTCTTATGTTTATGAATTAAGAAATAAACATCCAGAATCTGATGGCAATTCTAATTATGATGGATGGCAGAAAAATCTAAACGATTTGTTAGAGGAAGATCATCCACTTAAAAAGTTTATTGGGACAGAGTTTTCAGAATATCTTAAATGTTATTCTATAAAACAACCTGCCTCACTTGAATTTACTGCTTTGTTTTGTAATATCAACCCTCCTGGTTCATCTAATATTATGCATCATCATACATTTGGTGAATTTAGTGGAACATTATGGGTACAAGCAGAACAAAATGCAGGACAATTAATAATAATGAATCCATACCCGAGTCGTCTTATTAATACATCCTTTATTCCATTAAATAAAGACTACAACGCCATACATATAGATCCTGAATCAAATAAAGGCGTGTT